AAATTTAATTCGTCTTATCTTATAGGATTTCAACCTAGATGATAAAGCACTTCTTCTGGCTTGACAAATGCTTCAGGATTGTGTGGTGTGTAATCCCACCAAAGGAACTGATTGATTGCTAGATACGATCTATCATTAAGCAAATTTATATTTTCAGGATGTCCAAATATATTAGGATCGGATACAGACCAAAGAACGATGCCTTGCTTTCCTTTTGACCAAGCCAAATGCTGAAAGAAACTATCAACTGCAATCCATGTTCGACATTGGGCTATTAGCCCTTTAAGTTCGGCAATAGATAAATCTTTTCTAAAATCATCGACTAATTGTTCTTCTCCTTCAACTCCTATCTGGATTACAGGCTCATTAATTGAGCCAAGTAATTCTTTCCAATATGGATAGTTTTTAGGGTTTTCTTTACCATTTTGCAATGGTTTAGCAAATGGGTGTATGACAATCATATAGTTTTCTAAATGCGTTTTCTAGGCTATCAGTCCATTTCCATTGGTCCATCTTTCCATAGATATTCCATTGGTCAAGATTGCCAAATAAAGATTGTGCTTCGGCTATCGACCTACAGGGAATAATTTCAGGATAGCAACCAAACACGACAGGATTAGGTATTTTAGATAACAAACGACTGAATACAATATGATCGCCAAGCCCACAGTTAAGAACAACAATGGTTTGATTACCAAATCCAAGAATGTTTCTAAATATTTGCTCATCGTGTTCAAACATCTCCTGTTTTTGATTGTCTCTAATACCACCTTGGGGATTCTTTAAGTGCCATGTAATAGCATTAGGTACAACTAAAAGTTTATACCCTTTAAGGTATAGACCATGACTAAACAAAGTTTCTTCTCGATGTGCAACCCTAGACAACCCTAGATTAAAATCATGCACACCTGCTCGATAAAGGAATGTTGAATATAAATGCTCAACTTCTTTTGGCTCTTTAATTATGCCCCATTGAATGTTAGGCTCACAATCAATGTTTTTAATTGTGCCTGTCGATTCTAAAAAGGTAGGATGATGGGGTGGATTAATAACTGAGCCTGCAACTGCCCCAACTTGGTCATTTGTATAACTTGCAAGAATTTCTAATACATTAGGTTCTGGTATAGCATCGTCATCGCATCGCCAAACCCAATCGTAGCCCATTGTATTTGCTCGTTGATGGATATGATGTTGTCCTTTTTTCTCGGCAAATAGCCATTCCCATTCAATGCGTTTACTGTTAAGCAACCAAAATAAATGCTGATACATAAACTAATTACGCATATCTTTTGGCTCATCATTATCATCAAAGATAATTAATTTGTCAGGCTTTTGTGTTTGATTGGCTATGGCTTCTATAACCAAAGGCAAAGTAGTGAAGTATCTACCTTTAGTTGGCAAAGCACACAATATTTTTTCTCGATTCCATTTACCCATCAGCAAGTTAAATCGATTGCTTTCAGATACAGGAATCATGTATTTGGTAATTAGCCCATACTCATTGGTGTATTCAAAATCAAAGCCTTTAAAGTTTGATTCATTTAGACCATGCAGTTTATGATGCTCACCCCAAAAGCCTTTTGGCTCATTATGTGGAGTAGTAAATAATAATCTTTTGCAATTCTTCTTGAGTTTTTCTAATACCTCTAAACCATTGTCCATGTGTTCAATGATTTCAAACGCAATAATTGTATCGTACTGACCTAACTCAATTTGATTAATATCTGCTTGTATGAATTGGCAATCCCAATCCCAATTTTGTTGTTTAGCAACATCAATGATTGTTTGGTCGTAATCTAAGCCTGTGTATTGAATATTCTTTGGCAAGAATTGACCACCATAGCCTGTAGAACAACCTATGTCTAAAACTTTAGTGCCAAGTAAATTACGACTTGCCCATTGGTATCGAGCAGATTCCCTAGAATGAACTACATCACCTTTTAGAAATACTGCTCGTTCAAAATTGTTTGTTAATCTTATCCTGTATTCATCCATGTCTTATAGTACGACCCACCTTTGTCCTGAACTGACTGTTACAGTTTGACCACTTGCTACTGTTATAGGACCAACACTCAATCCATTGTTGCCTGATGCAATAGTATAACTTGCAGATACAGTTGCGTTATTTACTAATAAACCATTGCTTGCAATTATTTCAGATGAACTTAATTCGCCTGTGCTTGGTTTGTACAATAACTTTGCATTGCTAGTATTAATGGTGCTTGCAGTTCCACTTGTAGCAGTAACAAAGGTAGGATAAAGATTGCTTGTTGTAGCAGTATCATTGGTTATAGAAATGCTAGAAGCACTCGATCCACTAAAGCCACTAAAACCTGATGCACCACTAAAGCCAGAGATTCCACTACCAGAAAAACCACTAAAGCCAGAGATTCCAGAAAAACCACTAAATCCTGATATGCCAGACGATCCACTTATTCCACTAAAACCAGACCAACCACTAATACCACTAAAGCCTGACCATCCACTTATACCTGACCATCCACTAAATCCAGAGAAACCACTTATTCCTGAACCTGAATATCCTGAAAATCCTGAGATACCACTACCACTATATCCAGAAATACCACTAAAGCCACTTATTCCAGAAAATCCACTAATGCCTGACCAACCAGAAATTCCAGAATAGCCACTAAATCCACTTATGCCAGAAGTTCCAGAATACCCACTAAAGCCAGAATAACCACTATAACCAGAATATCCACTATAACCAGAAATATTGTAAGCAATCGTAGTAACAATATGCGATTGAGAGCCACTACGCATATGCAAAGATGCAGTAGGGCTTCCTGTTTGTGCTTGCACATAAACATTAACTAATATACGACTGCTTGTAGATGCTAATGTAGAAGTTGGAACATATAAATCATATTCATATAATTGAAGTGTTTGACTAGGAACTGCAGTTCCACTTGCGTAATCTCCACTTGCAAGAGTTTGCAATACTGTTGTTCCATTAGATGCTACTTCTTGAATAGTAGTCCAAAATCTGTATGTACTTCCACCTGAGTTATGTGCCATCCAAGCATATAGTTCCCACAATCCACCAACAAAAGATGTGTTATTAGGAACTCCTGCTTGCGATACAAACGAACCAAGTAAAGTAGGTGTGCTTGCGTTTGTTGCTATTGAAAGGTCTGTTTGTGTTCCTGTGTTTGGAACTAATAATAAATTATATGCTTGTGGTCCAGTTGCAGTTGCACCATCAAGAAACAAAGTTAATCCTGTTGATGTTCCGTTTGCACCACTAAACCCACTATACCCAGATATGCCTGACCAACCACTAATGCCAGAGAAGCCAGAAATGCCAGACCAACCTGATATGCCAGAAAATCCTGACCATCCACTAATTCCAGAATCACCACTAAAACCAGAGATACCAGACCAACCACTTATCCCACTAAATCCACTATACCCAGAGATGCCAGAATAGCCTGACTGACCAGATGTTCCAGAGAAGCCACTAAAACCACTTATGCCACTATATCCAGAGTAGCCTGATATGCCACTATACCCAGAATAGCCACTCTCTCCAGACCACCCAGAAATGCCTGAAAAGCCAGAGTAGCCTAAAATGCCAGAGAAGCCACTATATCCACTAAAACCAGATTGACCAGAATAGCCAGAGATACCACTAAAGCCAGAAAAGCCTTGTTCTCCTGAGTAACCAGAATAGCCACTAATGCCTGACCCTGAATAGCCAGAGTATCCTGATTCGCCACTAAATCCAGAGTAACCACTTTGTCCCGGTGGTCCTACAATTTGACCTGCATCATACCAAGCAGTTCCATTCCATATCCAAAGATTGCCATCAGATTGAACTATGTAGGCATCGTTAACCTGATTGCCTGTAGGTGGCAAATCGCCTACATTAGCAACTTCACCTTTAAAAGTAATATCTGTGCCTTGCTGACCACTATAGCCAGAAAAGCCACTAAAACCAGATGTGCCTGATAAGCCAGATACTCCACTTTGTCCACTAAAGCCTGAATATCCAGAATAACCAGATGTTCCTTGTGGACCAATAATTCCACGATCTATTGTGATTACTTGATTGGGTGTAGGAGTAACTGCAATATTGACATTATTTTGGTCAATAACATTAACTTTTAAATTAGGCATGATTACTCCACCACAATCGCATCAGAACGAACTAGGAATAGTAAAAAGATAATGTAGTCATTCTGTGGATTAACCATGTCTGCGGCAAAACTAATCTTTATGCGACCTGAAAAGCCTACACAATCTTCGGCATTAATATTAAGTTCAGGATCATCATTCATTAAATCCCAAGCATAGTCATCTATAACAAGGGTAAATTTACCCAAAGCATTATCACGATTAACAATGCTTAATGGAATTGGAGTTGGAGTTGGTAAATAGTTGGCAATATCAAAGGTTAACCCATTTCTAGTATCTTGAATATTTGACATAGCCCTGCGAATAATTTGGGCATCAATAGTCGCATCAGTCAAATCTATAGGGGTAACATTATCGTCAGCAGTAATGACCAGATTCCAGTAAGTTGATTGTTCCCAAACTAACTCACCAGCGATAATAGGATTGTCAAACCCACTTACTTGTGTAAGCGAGTTTTTGTTAAAAATTGCCATGATTTCTCCAGTTCTCGGTTAATGGGGAATGGCACTCCACTCACCCACGAATCATGTTTTGTCTTTTCTAAATTGTAACCAAAATCTATGGTTTTGGATATTTTTCTTTTACTGTTATGCAGTCAGCAATGTATTTATCAATCTGTGCTTGGTCACCCTTTACTACACCATCAATGTAATCGGTGATGGGTGGGTATTCTGATTGGCGTTTGGCAATATACGAGTGAGCATCTACATAAGCCTGAACTGCGGCTTTATCGTATGCGACTTCATTGCCATCTGCATCGTAAGCTACATCGCCACGAATAGTGACTACGGATGAATTAAGAGCATAAATAGCATCATGTATTCTCATGCTGAAATCTCCTGCAATATAAACGAATAAGAAGCAGTCTGTCCCCAAGTATCAGCATAATAAATAGCATTACTACCCTGCACTTTTCTAATATAAACACGATATGTGATAGTCGTGTTTGCAGATTGTGCTGGAGAATCAAGATGAATTAGCGTAGTAGGCATTATCCAACCACCATTTGATTCAGGAGAGTTTACTACTGAAATTACTCCTCGATTTGCCGAATATGAATCAATACTTGACCTAAATGTTGCTTGTCCTATTCCTTCTCCAGCAGTGCTAACTTGCATTGGTGTATTACAAGAAACTAAAATTTTACTATTTGCAACAGATGTTGTAATTGACAATTCGTGAGGTGTTGAATGCACAAAAGTTGAACTAGATGTTGAAAAATTAGGGTTAACTAATTGCTGAACCACTTGCAACACAGAACCAGTAGGTAATAAAGTTCTAGGAACTTTACCACTTACTATTGCTGAAGTATTTTGAATACTACTATCAGGAAAGGTTATGGCATCTGATGAGCCATTAATAATAGTAGGCATTATGGTAACTCCTTAATATAATCTTTTGCTTCTTGTGCAGTCATGGCATTCCCATCGGCATCTTGAAGTTCTGCACCAGCTAAGACTTCTTTTTTGAAGTTTGTGTAATCGGTGTTGGCTAAGTCTAATGGAATGGATGCACCATCCGTTGTGCGAATAATGTTTTGTGCTTTTCCAAATACAGGATGGTCAGGTAATAATTTATACATTTTTATAACTCCGCAGATAAATCAATGTAAGCAGTAGAACTAGCATTTCCAATTAGTAAACATCCTCTACCAACAGTCATTGTTCCAGCCGTATTCAAATTGATTGCCAAAGATTGATTACCATAATAACCACCGCCTACGCTTGTTAATGGAAAAAAAGCACCTGCCGAATAAATTGCCGTACTTGATTGTGATAATGTTGGAGAAGTTCTCATTGCTACTGGGTATTGCACAAATATAAATCCAGCAGTTGTTGTATCACACATCCCACTTGCAAACCCAACATAAGCACCACTTAATGAATTAAATTTTGCATAATACCTCTGACACAAAGCCAATTCAGTTCCATAAGGTCTGTAATCAAACGATGTTGCGGTACTGCCTTTTTCTAGTTGTACGCCTGTGATGTAGAAGGTTGCGC